CTGCAGTCACTACGATTTAGGAGCGCCTTGAAGTGGCTCCTGATGTCACCTTTGTTCATGTCGGGGGATTACCTTTTCTTTGCGGTCTTAGCTGCACGCTTGAAAGCACTTGCCTTTGGAGCGCCCTTAGCGCCCGGCTTGCGCATCTTCTCGCCACTGCCTGCTGCAATACGTTTCTTCTTTGCGTGGATGTTGGCATATAGTCCGGGCTTTTTAGCCATCAGTATTTACCGCCTTTTTTCTTTGCTGTTGTTTTCATGGGCACACCTTTTTTAGCTGCTGCCTTTTTAGCTGCTGCCTTGCCTTTAGCGGTGTACGGAAACTTCTTGCCTGCTACTTTTGGCATCGCTCATGTCCTCTTTGATTTAGTCCCAGAGCACTTCCATCGTTTTCTCGACAGACGCAGTGGGCTGTTAGGGTTTGCTGCAGCTTTCGGGCTGCTCTTCATCTGACCTGCAGATCGAGCACAATAGCTGTCACCTTTTGACGTACCGGGGCGTACACGAGGGCCGCCGCCTTTAGCTTTACCTGCTTGTCCGTAGCTGACACGTTTGCCACTGGCTGTGACTTTAACCTTAGCTTTACCTTTTGCAGGTTTTGGAGCCATCTAGCCGATCCTTTTGTTGGTCGCCATGAAACTATCAAGGTTCTGGTCGCTCAGTCTTTTGACAATCTCAGCGCCTGTCGCTTCGTAGAGGTTGAAGCCCTCGCGCAGCCACTGCTCGTGGACGGCGACTGGGATACTGGCGACACGCATGAACTCGCCTTCCTTAGCGTGATCTGATGCGTTGCGGCTGTCCTTCAGGTCGTCCAAGAACTCCTGAGTGATATTCTGTGTGTGATGCCTGACGACGCTGTCGCCTTCCTGAATGTATCGTGTGTTGACACCCAGAAGGCTACGCTCCACGTCGGCTTTATCACCAGAGACAACAGACTCTGTTGGGGTATTACTGCTCATTATCGGGGGTACTCTCGTTAGGGGAAATCTTTAGGCCACTCAGTGGCGCTCTCAGGGGCTCTGAGGGTAGTTGTTAAAGAATGCCGCCCCTCTGTAGTCAGAAAGGAGAGCAGGAACTGACTGCTTTTAGTGGGGGCGACACTCAATCTTATGTCGGTCTAACTTTTACGACAGACCTGTGATCATATGATCGGCACCAAAGTTCATGTGCTTGAGAGAGTACTCTCCTACCACATAGTGCTTATCGCTATCACCATTCTTCGCTAGTAGTGTACGCGAGAAAGGACGCAGCACTGCAGACCGCCACATGCTTGGTTCAATCAAGAATGCGTGGGTCGACAACTGGTGGCGGTTTAGGACCACTTTGTATTCGCCGTAAGGAGAAACATAGAGGTCGATCACATTGACCAACTGCTTGGTCTGAGCGAACTCACGATTACGTCCAGATGACGCTGCAAATCCTGCGACGATTTGGGCGTCGGCAGGTTTGATCATGAAGACACTTGGGTCTGACCCAGCGTTGAACGCAGCCTGACCTGCAGTAAGCAATTTTGCCTCTGTAAGGGCGTCTGTTGCATTGCTCCCGGCGTCGGTCGAATTTGAGATCATCTGAGTTGCAGATGCCATCTCACGAGCGGCACTTTCGGAACCAGTGACGGCTGCATTGTCGACACCAACGTAAGCTCTTTCTAGATCGCGCTTGATCTCCTTCAAAGCTTTCCCAAGCTGATAAGCTGTTTCCTTGGCACGGCCATAAGTGGCAATAGCATCTGCTGTGGCACTTACTTGGAAAGCCTTGGTCAGGATTTGCGTGTTGTTGGTGCGGCTTGTAGCGGCGGTCAATGTTGCCATTGTTGCGTCCGCGCCTTCGATTGCCGCATTGTTTGCGGCTGCAGCTAGGCTGTCTTCTAGCCATTCAAAAGTACGAGCCGAAACCTTCTCGGAACGGATCATGCTGAAGAATGGGGTATCTGTGGGCGTAATATCAGAAATGCTTTATGTTCACCTGAGTGCGTTAATCTCAGGCCGCCTGTGAAGGCTGCTGCAGGTTATGCCCTGCAGATCAGACTATATCATCTCCCAGTGGTCACTGGGGCCGTGCGCTTCGGACCACTTGGTCCTACTCCATCTCTGGATAGTCGTTGCACCTTCCCTAGAGTTCTAGGGCTTGGCTCAGGATTGCCCCGGAGGGTGTCCCCTGAGTTCACACGGTTTGTTTTGACAGATTACTCTGAAAGGACACCATTCCTAGTTAATGTCCGATACGTCTTCTTTCTTGCCCACTTGGTCGTAGGTGGAATAGAGGGCCATCTTTATGGCTCCTTTCTTGATGTTGTTGTTGGGTTAGGATTGCTCCCACCGCGACATCAAGGCATCCGCTATGTCATCTAAGTCACCACTCATAGATGCGTTTGACCGTAGTTTATTCTGAGCCTTCTTCTGGCGCTGAATACGGACATCTGCATCACTCGGTGGTGCCTTCTTCGATCTCAAGACTTTAGTTTTCTTGTTGGCCTTCTTTACGAGCACTGCTTTTCCCTTTTTGGTTTCGGCAGCCGCTTTGGATTGGTCGTAGAGCCTCGCCTTATTGAGGACCATAATGACCTGTGGGTCGACGTATTGATCGACTTGTTCCTGTGGAAGACCGACTGATACTGCGTACTGACGAATGTCGTTGTATAGATCATTGCCCCAGTCTGGCAGTTCATTCTGAAGAACCTTGACGCACTCTTGGGCGGCAGCCTGATGCTGTTTAGAGTAATCAGCCTGTACCTGTTTGTAGAAGGCGTCTGCTTCTTCGGTTAAAAACTTAAGGTCTTGTTCTGCTTCGCTAGCCTCTTGGCGTAGTTTCGCAAACTCATTAGCATCCATCTGTCGACTAGCGACTAACATGTCCACTTCAGAGTATGGTTTGAAACGCGCCTGAGCTCTTTCGATAAGCTTCTTGTATGACAAATCAGCCCTCTGAAGGGCTTCGTCTGCCTCTTTGCGCTTGGCAGCGGTTTCTTGAGACTTACGAGTTAGACTTGCTTCTTGTCCGTAGAGCCGTTTGAGTTCCTTGATGGATGCCTGCTTGACATCACCATCGACTGGGATTTCAACCAAAGTCTCGTCAGTGAGCTCGACAAGCTCTTCTTCTTCCGTTTCTTCGTCATCCGTGTCTTCGGCGGTGTCTTTTTGGTCAGGGGCCTCAAGGTCTTCCTCTTCTTCTTCTTTTGAAGTATCCTCTTCTGGCTCTTCGGCTTCGTTAGTTTCGTCCTCTTCGTATTCCTCGAAAGCATCAGTCTCTTTGATGTCTTCTTCCGAGGTTGCCTCTTCGTCCTCGCGGTCGGTTGGACTTTCGTCGTCCGACCAACGACCCAAGATGGCTTCTGCCGCATCTTCAATGTCATCGAATGATTGTTGCGACTGTTGAGGTTGATTTGTTTGGTCGTTACTCATGATATGGACCTATTCTTCCTCTTGGCTGCTATCGCCTTCTTTTATGCTCTCCATGATTTGATCTCTGATAGCGGTCTGCTGTTTCAGAGTGTTCGCCACGTCGACTAAGGCACGATAGTGGTTGTAAAGGTTCTCTCTGACGCTGCTCTCTTCAGGTTTCGTATTGACGAACTGCTGAAAAGTGCCTTCGACCAGAGCGTTTAAGACATTCTGAAATGCCGGGGTGCTAAGTAATGCTTCTGCGTCGTCGCCTTGTTTAATCAGACGTTCTTGTTCATCAGTACGATACATCTGAACTCTCCTTTCTGTTGCTCTTCTTGTGCTTTGTTTTCCTTGGCAGGACTTTAGTTTTGTCCTTAAGGATGCGCGGACGAAACCGTGGGGTGCGTAGCGCTTGGGCTATGGGGTTTCGTCTGCGCGGTCGTAGGGTCATCAGCCTGTTGGCGAGGCAATGGCCCTGACATCGTCGGCAGTCCGAGCTATCTCAAGCTCTGCTGTGTCTACCATTTGCTTGTGCTCCAACTGAGCCTCTTTGAGATCCATGCTGTCGCTCTGAATGGCGAAGCTCTGTTGTGCTTTCAACTGCTCAAGTTGGAGTTTCAGTTGAGCGATCTGAGCGTCGGTCTGTGCCTTCATCTCAGCCACTGCTGTCTGACGTTCTTGTATCTCAAGCTGCTTCTGAGCGGCCTGCATCTGCATCTCTTGGGCAGGATCAGGCTGAGGCTGCTGAGGCGGCGACAAGAAGTCACTGACGTTCTTAATGCCGTTGTTCTCTAGAACGGTGGACATAAGGTTAAATGCGTTCTCTGGTGTATACATCTGTGACAACACAGGGTCCTGAGACATCAGGCCGTGTATCGCTAGATACTTCTGAGCCTCTTGTTCTTGCTCACCGTATCCGAGGTGTAAGTCTACCTGCACGTCACGTTTGTCGGCCCAGGTGCCGGGGTTGACTGGCACAAAGTTACCTGCAAGCTCTACTATCTTCTGCTCATCTTCGTTCTCGACGACAAGCTGATAGATCATCTGATAGAGCGGCTTCAGGAAGTTATTTGCGAAGTTACGAGCGATGATCTTCTGGCGCTGCTGAGACATCGTCGCAAGCTGCTCAACCATTGCAGCGCTGTTCTGTTTGCTGATGGCGTCCTTGTTGAGACCTTGAGACAGGCGAGAGACACCAGTGGTATCCTCTTTGTCTTCATCGAGCATCTGAATGGTCTGGAAGATAAACGGATTGAGTGCCGCCTGTGGCATGGGGCTGATAGCGTCGGGCCTAGTGACATTTACTATGCCGCCGACGCGATTATCAATGAGCTCCCTTGGGTTCGATAGGCCGCCTTTGGTGACGACATAACGTGGGTTATTCGTAATCATCGCATGGTCAAGGATCGACCGCGTGAGCACCGTTCTGGCGTTCTGTATTGGTATGACCTTGGCACCGAAGTTCGAGCCATAGAAGGCATGGGCAATCGGCAGAGGCACAAAGGCGACGAAGGGGCGTCTCATGCACCTTTCGCACTCAAGCAAGCTGTTGCCTGCCTTGATGACTTTGTAGAGCTCTGCAACGCCAGTGCCCATTTTGTCTAGCATTATGTAGGCTTCGTAGACGGTCACTTGTCTGACTTGGTCTTGGTAACCTTTGACGTTAAACCCTCGATCACTGCCGATGTTCTCGTGGCGGCTGATGACCTCTGGGTCGGTCTCTAGGTCGACGTCGTCATGCTCACCAATGTCCTCAAGGAGCTTCTCGTCATAGCCCATCTCGCGGAGCTCAGAGAGCGTCTTTTTGTATCTCTGTGCGCAAAACGTAATGCTGTCTAAGTCTTTGGCTTGCGGTTCAATTAGGAACTCTTCCGGGGCAACGGCGTCTATACAAACCTTTGACGTATCGCGGTATATACGAAGGGTGCCGCTGTAGTTCCCCAAGGCGTCCTCTTCGACTTCCTCGATCTCGACGTTGTCTTCTGCAAGCATCATGTCGAAGTCGTCAGGCAGTACGTCCTCGATGGTCTGAAGGTAGCTGTCAGAGCTCTCTTCGTAGAACACTTTGGCAATCCCTGCGCGTGCAATCAGCCCATCGTGGATGACCGTCTGCATGACCTCAAACAGGTTGTTCTGACGGTTTGCTACGAAGTCCACATAAGAAGTAGCGACGGCAGCCATTGGGACATCGTCACTGTTCTGAGGGCTAAAGCGAACTGTCTTGTATCCTGTGGAGAATGTCTCTAGGAGCGCTGCCTTCATGCTCTCGACGGCGTCATAGACGTCCATAGAGACATACTTACTGTTTCCATCGTGCGCTGGGCGAGGCAGGGCTGCGTTGTAGTGATCGACTACCTTACGGCGTTCTCTGCTGATCTCGCTGTCATAGTACCCGATAGACTTACGCACATTGTCGTCAACCAGAGCGACAATCTGCTCATCACTCAGTTTACTGTATTCTTCCGTGCTCATTCAGTCACACCATTTCTATGTACATTTCATCTACACTTTCTACTGGCTCCCAAGCGCCCTCGTGGACGTGATTAGCCAGTGCGAGGCTCATGACGCAGTCGTCAAAGCAGCCTGCTTCAGCTTCCATCCCACCGCTTTCTGTAACGATGTATGTCAGCATCTCTCTAATTGTTGTCTTGTCGTTTAGTTCGATCTCACCGTCGCGCACTGAGGCGCGTAACTGGTCGATAACTAGCGGTTTCGTCTTGGCAGTTGTCGCAAAGCCCAACTTGACAGTTTCACGATCTGTGAGCTTATCCACTTCAGTGGTCGTATAAAAGTTACTGTAAGCCATATCTTTAGCCAGACGAGTGCATGTGAGAATGCCATGGCTGTTGTTCTCCACGATAATGTAAGCCTGGTTGAAGAAGTCCCCTAAGTGATAGAGGACGGTAGCAAAGTAGTCGGGATGCACATGGCCTCTCCAAGTAGCCACCTGCCGCTTCTTACTGTCGAGCACTTGGGCAACGCTAAAGTCACCATTGCGGACGCCCATAGCGACGTCAGCACCTATGACATACTGCTCTCCGGGGTCGTGCGCTCTGTATAGCGTGAGCTCCCCCCTCACGTTGTTTTCCCAGTCGTCTCCTTCGAGCGCTAGACGCTCTTTGACGTCTGCAGCCTCTGCAAGTGTTTCCTGAAGCTGCTCAGGGTTAAACACTGGGCGACCTGTCGTCAGAAAGGCCTCTTCGGGTTCTGAGGGGTACTCCTGTCGAAACAGGTCGATACCATTCTGTGCTATCTTCCGACGACGGAACATCAACTGACCGTCATCTAAAGAATACTTCTCCGCAAGCTCCTCTTCCTCTGGAGTGCGTTGGAACTTCTTTGGGACTGTCTCTCGATACTCAGGGTTGACGTGCCAAGGAATAAACACAGGCACATAGCCGTTACTGCCGTCGACAGCGCCCTTCCAAAGGTCATAGAAGACGCCTGTTACACCGTTGGCTGTACTTTCGACAAAGATGGCAGTGTTCTTTGTGTTTGGTACGGCCTGTGTGAGGGAGTTCCAGTTGTCGGCTGCTGTCGTCTTAGACCAAAAGGCAAGCTCTGATGCATGAACGTGGGTCAGCGTCTCGCCTCGGCCAATAGCATCGCCACCTGCAGTCGCAACGACGTAAGAGCTATCGAGGACGTCAAACGACAACTCGCGCCGAGAGCTATACTTAGTGTGAGGCTTTAGAAGCTCAGGGCAGTTCTCGTGATACCTCTTTGTCATGTCGAAGAGGGCACGAGTGCTATCAGAGTGGTGCGTGATAACCATGGATTTACACGCGGCACGCTGAGAGACGCTGAAGTATAAGTAGCCGCCAACATAGGTCGAGAGACCCTGTTGACGCGCTTTTAAGATGATGATCCTGACTTTGCCTTCTGCTGCTAGCTGATCTTCGACAGCCTTCTGCAGGATGGCTTGGGCAGGGTTCAGCTTTAGAGGCTGAACGTCACCTTCCTTAGTTCTGATCTTTAGGGCAGATTTAGAGTAGAACTCAAAGTCAGTGTATAGGCGTTTCCGTATTTCCGCTAACTTCGGGTTCATCTAATTGCTCTTCCTCGTTCATTGTCTCTGCCATCAGGAGTGTCGCTAGGAACTCCTCGGCCTTGCCGACAGAAACTTCAGACTTGCTGACTGGTTTACTCTTGGTGAAGTCTAGGACCATACGAGCAGCCAAAAGCTTCTCTCTGGCTTGCCCCGGTTCGCGCATGATAATGACTGCAGTGCGAAGTGCTTCTTGGGCGAGTTCATCCTCGACGCCATAGTCCTTCTTCATGATGTCTACGACAGTTTCTGCATCTTTCATCGCTTGTTCCCTCAACGGCTTTATTGTTTCGCGTGTGTATCCATCTGGCACGCCCTTTGGCCTGCCGGGGTTTTTACGCTTTTTTGTTGACCACGCCTTTCTTTGTGCGCGGCCCTCTTCCGTTTGCATCATCAGCCAGAAGTGGTTCTTTTCCTTTGGATTTGCCTTTTGGGGCATCTTTACCACTTTTGGTGGGGCTTTCTTTCGCCCCGGCCTTTTCTGCTTTTCGGTCGTCATTAGGTTTATACCTCGTCGATATCTCCGTGATTATCCGTGTCGAATGAGGAAACTGACGCTCATACATCATCATTGGGATATTAGAGTACATCTCCCAGATCATTGCGCTCTTGTCGTCCTTCGACAGCGACTTGTTAGCCTCGATGTCCTCGAAGCCTTTTACAGCCGTCATAAGCTCAATCATTAGCTTCACGGTTGCTCTCCTTTTCTTTTTTGGTTTTTGGTTTAGGCGGCAGACAGCATACCTGCAGTTGGCGACAGTGCCCCCGGCTGCATTTGCTGACGCTGCTGCTCTTCTCTTTGCTCATCCTCAGCCTGCTCAGAGGCCATAAGAGCCATCACGACGGCAATGGATATCGCAAGTGGGTGAGTGAAGAACTGGATGTCCTTGTTGCCTGCCTTTCGGAGCTCACCTTGTATCCACTTGGTGGTCTCTGGCATTACAAGCTTTGCCATCTTCGGGTTAACTGCGTAGACCCAGAACGGATCGACAGAGAACTCAGCCTTTGACCTTATGTATTTCACATGAGCGTCGAGCTTGTCCTCAAAGTCCATTTGCTCTTCTGGGGTCATCTGGTTGCGCTGCTGATCGAAGCTGTCCATGGCCGCCATCAGACCACGCACTGGCCTGCGCTCAGTCGGCTTGCCTTCAACGTAAGCAGACAAGCTGTTCTGCAAGCGTGTAATCTCGCGCATTATCTTGCGCTCTTGAGGTGTACGCTTGCCTTGTGGCTTGTCAATCATCGCACCTATAGCATTCTCGACAGATGGCGTGCCGTTCCCATTGCCATTGAGCATGGGGCCGACACCTGACATTGGACCTATGGTCACACCGTGGAATATCTCGTGAAGCAGCGTTGTGAGCGCTTCGATGTCTGTGAGGTTGCGGCCACGGTAGTCTGTGCCCGGCTCTAGTGCGAAGACGTGCCCAGACGCACCGTTAGAGGTCTTTACGAAGCGGCCTTTAATACTCTTGCTTCCTGCCCCTGCAGCCTCAAGCATCTTCTGGTGGTCATTGAACATATGTACTGTGATGCCAAGAGCTTTCGCAAGCGTCAGGGCGTCCTCAATGTTCGTGATGCCATTCTCGTAAGGCGATCCCTTTTTGCCGATCTCGAAGAGTGCTTTGACGGCAGGGAACTGGTCGACTACTTCTTGCTTGCTAGGTACTCGTCGACTGAGGGCGCGTCGTAGTTTGGATTGTCCATTGTTGACAAAACGGCTGAGGGCAGGGGCTTCCCTGTCGTCTGCTGTTGTTTCTTCTCTGCCAGATCGATCAGCATCTCCACGAAGCGCGCCTTGTGCTTCTGTGGGACTTGCTCCAGAAGCGACTGCTCCGTCTGGTCCTGATGTGCCGAGTGTTTCTTCAATTCGCTCATTAGGTATTCCCTCTTTAGCAGCAAGAATCTTGGCTGCGTCTAGATAATCGTTGTCTGCACCTCTACCGGGGGCAACGCCAAGCTTTCTGAATAGTTGTTTCTCAGGATACCACATTAAAGCCTGAAAGTCAGCAGTTGTTATCGGGTATCCTTGTGATTTTAACTTGGCTAATGCTGCTTGTGTGACCTCTCGCATGTACTGACGCTCACCGGGGCCTTTAGGCTGCGCCTGCAGTTGCGGCTTCATGTTTTTAACCATAGTTCCTGAAGCTTTAAACAACTCAGGCTTAGGTACTTTATTGCCAGTACCTTTAAGTTCAGCAGACTTTTTGCGGTAGTAGCTTTGATATTTGCTTTCTACATTCACAACGAACTGGTCAAGAACCTCGTCATCTGTAAGCGCAGCGCGTGTAATCGCTAAGTCCTTTAATGCAGCTTTGGTTAAGCGCTTTTCTAAGTCCGTTTGGTTCTTTGTCTTTACAGCCTCGCGTATCCGCGCACGGTTCTTATCGACATCCTTAGAAGCCTCAAATGGACGCCCGACCATACGGTTCCACATCCGCATCCACCAAATGTCCATTGTCAGTGGATCGTAGTTGCCTCGAATGTTCTGGTAGAAGCCTTGCCCAATCTTAGGCCCCATAATGTAAGAACCTTTGACCGAGGCTTGTCTGCTTTCTGACGAAGGCACACTGACTGTTGATCCTGTCTCAGCGTTGAACTGCTTAATCAGGTTGTCTAATTCAGCAACCGTAAAGTCCGTGCTCAGGAAGTCTTGGATTGGCATGTTACGGCCTGATGCATTGTAGGCATTAAAGAAGTTGAATGCTTCTACCATTGCGCCGTTACGTTCCCCACCTTTCTCCCATGTGTCAGTCGGCATCTTGCCGTTGTCCATAAAGTAACGAAATACCTCGACAGTGTAAGCGAAGTTGTCAGCTACAGCCTGTCCATTTGAGGTGACAGCGAGAGCGAAATCAAAAGCTGCCTCAGCGTCTGGGGATTGCATGATCCGAGGCTCTACAAGGGCAGTCACCGCCTTTGCAGCTTTAATCTTCCTGTCGTACCAACCAATAGCATTACTGTCGTTTTTAAGAGCTTCGATGGCTTCTGTAGCCATCATTGAAGAAATGCGGTCGACATTCTCAGGTGTATACTCGAAGGGCTCAGTCTGCCCTGTTGCCGCCTGCCAACGGTTGTTTAGAAACTCGGCAGCCTCGACAAGAGTTCGCTTCTGATCTGGCTTGTATGAGCCTTCGCGCATACTTACGATCTCTTCAGAAGACGGCATGATAGGCAAGTTAGTAGCTTGAAGGTCGCTCTCAGGTATCTGCAGTGGGTTTGGTGTCGACAAAGCAGGGAGCGCAGGTGAGCTTAGGTCAGTCTCTAGATCACGGTCGTCTTGCACACGTTGCTGCAGCCTGCTTCTTTGCTCACGCTGATTGGTGACGCGGTCGAGATACGGACGCACATACTTGTCGATGGCCTCAGAGCTAACGTCGTTTCTCTGCAAGGCCTCTATGTCAGTCTGTAGTTGAACCGTAGAGTTCGTCAGGGGCTGCTTCAGGCCCTCTAAGACGGACAGCAGTTGGCCTTTGTCTGTCACGGAAACGTCAGGGTCTGCAGACAGTGTAGACTGCAGAGTTTCAGCCAGTTCGATGTTGGCGTCTATGCCTGCCTGATAGTTCTCAGGAGATGTGAACTGGCGGCCTGACTGCTGTGGGTCTTGTGTGGGCTGCTGTGGTGCTGCCGTCTGTATACCAGTCAGACGCTCAGGTGCTATCATGTTAAAGTCACGCAGCAGTCCGGGGTTATCTGGGGGAGCGACAAGGAGCTCAGGGGTGTTCTGCTGTGCGTATGCGCCTATCACAGGGATGATTTCAGTCAACGCATCGATCCTGTTGCCTTCACCTGCGAGGTTCTTAGAAATGTCCTCTAGAACAGGCGTAAACTCAGGGCTATTCGCAAAGTCTTGCGCCATCTTGTTTACGACAGTCTCAAGGCCTGCTCGATCAAGACCTGTGCCAAGCGTCATGCTTTCCAAAGGCCCCGGTTTAGGCGCGTTGAGTGCTGTGGCGACCTCTGCGATTGCCAAGCGGCGTTCTTTAGATTGCGCTTCGTTTAATGCCTTCTGTTCAACCAAAGAGGGGCCTTCTGGGTCAGGAAGACCGAAGGAATTTAGGTTCTTGTTAACAAAACGAGCGACCCTAGAGCGACGGCCTGTGGCTGCATCGATCATACGGCCTAGCGCAAAGCCACCTGCCTGCACTTTAATAGAGGAACCGCCAGTTGCGGCAGGTAAAATCAAACCTGTGGCGACATTTGCCATGCGACTAGGGTCATAGACTGCGCCACTTTGGCTAAAGGGGCTTAAGTAGTCGGTAAACTGACTGATGCCGCCCTTTACGCCGTCTTTGAAGAGGTCTGTGATGACGTTAGACTTCTGGAGCTCATTAAGAAGCTGTGCGCCCTCTTTGTATGGGCCTACAAGCTGTTTAATTGCGTCAAATTGCTGTGAAATAACCTTTTGAGATACTTTCTTTTTGCCTGCAGCAATACCTGCTTGGGCTTCTGCATAAAGCAAAACAAGGTCTTCGAGGTTTTCCGCGTTTTTAGGGTCAAGCTGCCTTTTTAGAGAGTTACGCAGTAAGTTAATGCGTGAGACGTTACTGCTTCGGATGTCCTCTAGGGCCTGTCGAGCACCATTAGAGCCAGTTCCGATATCTTTAAGGTTATAATTGTTAACTGTGGCTATTTCTTTAAGCTGCCTTGCGACGTCTCCTGCAGCGCCTCGATAGCTTTCCTCTAGCGTCGTTGGGTCAGCTAGGGTGCCCTTAGAGGTAAACAGCTTGTTTTTGCCTGCGACGACGCTTTCGGGCACGGCAGAGCCTGCACCAACGACAGCCTCTGTGAGCGTGTCTTTAATACTTACTTCATCGCCTACAGCCGCTGTTGCTGCTGCTTCACCACCGCCTTCAGTCGCCATCTGGGAACCAGTGCGGCGTGCTAAGGTTTTACCAAAGATTTTAGATGCGACAGCGCCCTGACCTGCCATCTCAAAGAGAGCTATAACCAGACCGCGAGTTACACCGCGTTGGTTGGCCTCTTGCATAGCTTCAGGATTATTTAAGAGTGCTTTGAGTGCATCTTCGTCAGATAAATCTATACCTTTTTCTTGAAGAAAACGGCTGACCTCGTTGGCATACTCACGACTAAAGCCGCCCATAGACATTATACTGTTGCCTAGCATTGGGTTGCCAGTGAGATAGCTAGTGGCAAGACCTGCACCAATAGCAGGGCCACTTTCAGCTAAAGTCTCGCCTGCAAACGCTAAGAAGCCCACCGGATTGTCGGTGATTGTACCAAGCCAACCCTTAAAAGTATCAGGGGCTTCTGCGAGTGCTTCGGCATATTCTGCAGCTACTGGGGACTGAGGTAACGCAGCAGCTTTATCTTGCATTCGGCCTGCGAAACTAAGGTTTGCAGCAGCGCGTTGGGATGCATCAGCAACATTTACATTCTGTGCGTTTTCAATGCGTTTGTCGACAACTTGACTAAAGTTCCTCTGCAGTAAAGGCGAGACGCCATATTGCTGCATCATAGCAACATTCTGCTGAGGGCTGCCTGTGTTGGCTGCTCGTGATGCAAAGGCACCTTGAGGGACGCCTGCTCTGACTAGCTCTTCGTAAGCAATGCCGCTTTGACCTTCAGGAGACGCTAGTCTAGCCTTGTCCGTCATGGCTGTAATATCGGCAGTAGCAGCCATAGCAGCTGGGGCAGCCGCTGTCTGTAGCGCACCACGCACAAAACCTCGGCCTACGCCAGTTCCTTCTGGGTTTGCTTGCAACGCCATACCTGCTTGTGCAAGTTCTTCAGCCACTTGAGGTTTACCTGCAGCCATAGCTCTCTTGGCCGCTGCGCGGTAGTCTTCGACAGTATATGCATTCATGTGAGTTAACCGCCGTTTAAAAAGTCGTTTGCTTCTGCAGACAGGCCGTTGTTGCTCGGCTGAGGGTCAGCATTTGAAGGCATAGGCGCAGGAGCCTCGATGCCGTGGATACGTCGGTATTCAATTTGCTGTGCTCTGATAGCCTCGACTGCAGCCATGTAATGTCTCTTGACTGCTTTGAGGTTCTTCTCAAACTGATCCCTTGTTGCAGACTGTTTAAGGCTGCCCAAAGAGGCATTAAGTTGTGCAAGTTCTCTCTCACTGATAGCGCCTAATGCGCCACCTGTTGGAGATGCATCACGCATAGCTTGGAGCCTGTCGAAACCAATAGATGCCTCAATGGTCGTGATGGCATTCGCTACGTCGTGGGCAGGTGTCCCCGGCATAGCACTCATGATGCTGCCTGCGAGGCCTGTCGTCCACGAGGTGGGCCACCAAGTCTCGTCATCTAAGTTACGCTCGATGTCTTTTATGGCTTCCAGAGCAGCCTCACTGTATGCCGCCGTTGGCATCGTCGGAGCGCCCTTTTTTGTCTTAGCAGAGGCAGCCATGCGGTCAGCTATAGACTTGCGGCGTGCTTCCTCGATGGCAAAGGCATCCATTTCAGCCTGCCTGTTTGCATCTTGTATTTGACCATATGCATTCGTAGCTGCACCTATGGCCGCCAAGCCGCCTTGTCCTGATGCTGCGACACCTGCTCCACCGATACGCATAAGGGCTTCACCCATAGGGATGCGTTGGTTGGGGATCGACAGTGCTGCAGGGGGCTTCATAGAGCCGCGTGCGTTGCCTGTGATGAGCGCAGGAGTTGCTACTACTGGTTCTGCAGGGGCTGCTGCAGGGGCAGGGACTGACGCAAGGTCTATTGACTGTGTGACCCCTTGGAGCGCAGGATCGCTTCTGTACGTTGCATCGTCAAACCCATCAGCGTGCAGCATGTTGCCGCTTGTCATCCATGGCGTGCGCCAGTCTTCACCTGCTCCACCATAACTAGGGTCCACTACTGGGTTCATTAGGCTTGGGTCTGCTTGTGGAGACGACATAGGAGTGCGACGGAAGATGTCAGTATTGGAGCGTGGGATGTCACTGACGTAGGTGCCCAAGACGCCGGGGTTGGCGTGCATGGGGTTATCGGTCATGCGGTTGTTTGTTGCGAGGGTCATCTTAGATTGGCCCTCCGTAACTTGTGGGCCTCATAGGGGGAGCGCCACCGCCGTAGCTGCCGTAGCCGCCCATGTTTGTCGGGAGCATATTCTGGAGTTGCGGTCCGTACTGCTGACCGAAGCCAAACCCTTGCATACCGCCGAAGACTGCAGCAGCGCCGGGGCTGACGGTGTTCGCTTGGTACTGGTTGCGTGTCGACGGAGCTCGGCCAAGCATACCGCTCATGTAGTCTTTGTAGCGGTTATACGCGAAGTCTCTGTCGCCCTCGAAGCGTGCTCTTTCGTCGTTTAACCGAGCCTGATCGAAGCCACGCAAGCCTGCACCTGCATTAGTGCCCATGTTATAGCCTGCGTTCATCATGTTGAGGCCAGTGTCCATGCCTGCAGTAGTGCGGTCGTTGAAACCGCCTGCCGTGTTTAGAGCGTTGTTCGCTGCACCGAAGTTGCCGACAGCAGCGCCTGCAGCATTCGCAGCGTTACCGTAGGAACTACCTGCGTTACCAAGCATGTTACCTGAAGCACCCACACCGCTGATCTGGTTGTTCAGCATGTTAGCACCTGCGCCCACCATGTTGCCTTGGTTGTTTATGGTGTTCATTGCGTTGCTCGTCAGAGCGCCTGTGTTGCTTAAAGAAGAGCCTGCAGAGTTAAGGGCAGAGGACTGTTGGTTAAACGCTAGAGCGTCTTGTTGAAGCTTCTCACGACGCAGCCTGTCAACCGTGTCTGCCGTCATGTCAGCACGACGATCATCAAAGGCGCGGTTGGCGACGGCATCAGCAATACCTGCGCGGCTGCTGTTAACATTACCAGTACCAGACGCAGACTGGTTGATGCCTGTGAGGGTGTTTTCTTCAAGTCTACGTCGGTCATCTCTCAGCATGGCGTCGACAAGAGAACCTGCGTTGCTCACAGCGTACTCATTGGCAGCAGCTATTCGATCTCTGCCTGCGTTTTCAGCCATTGTCCTGAAGTCGTCTGTTATGCCCTGCTGTTGGTTTGCAAGGCCGCCAAACTGACCCTCGTACCCACGCAAGTCACTCCCTAGCTGACTGTACTGGTCCTGAAAGCCTGCAAAGCGGTTAGCTAGACCACCAACGCGGTCAGACATGTTACTAAAGCGGTCACCTATGTTGCGTTGGTCTGCAATGTTTTGGTCGAAGAAGGGCTGATACGAACCTATCTGGTTTGCATTGTTCATCGCCCTGTTGAAAAGCATCTGGTTGTTACCGAAGCCTCCAACGCCTTGGTTGAAGATGTTAAGCCCTGTGCCCATTACGCCACTAGACGCAGCACCTGCAGCATTCATAGCACCAGTTTCGTAAGGATTAGGGCCTGCTAGGGTTGGGCCTTGGTAGTAACCTGCGTTTAGCGTGTTGTTAAATGCATCTTGACCACCCGAGAGGCCTGCGTCGACATAAGGCTTGTACTGATTGAAGCCTGCCATGTTAGCTGCGTTAGCTTTTTCTTGAGCCTTCCGCTGCTCCTTTGCAGCCGCGTAGGAACCAAAGGCTCCTATGCCTGCTGCTATAATAGGTACAACCATGCTAGCTTATCCTTGCTGCTTATTATTATCGTTATGTTTCTTGCTTTTGGGTCGCTCTAAACTGCGGCCCAGGTGTTGCCATTGTAGACGACAAGACCACTGAAGCCGTTGCTGAGGGGGTCCCATGGCGACACAGCGTAGCGCACCATGCCCTTACGAGGGCTGCTAGGGGCAGCGTCAGCCACTTGTATTGATGCATCTGCAAGCGTCTGTATAGACTTCTCGATGGCCTGAAGCTCGTCTCTGAGATATAGCTTGAGGCTGTCTTCGAGGGACGGCATCTGGCGTCTTACATAAGGGAACACAAGCGTGTTCTGTTTGTCGCTTAGAGTTGATGACATCGTGTGTGCTACCTCTTGCCTGTGATGACGACATCAATGTCCATGCCAGAGAACTTAAAGTCCTTATTGGTGTTGGCATCTGTGAGCTTGTAGCTGAGGTATCTGCCACTGCTCCTTGTGTCGACTTTATGGGCGGTAGACATATCATAGGTAACTGCAGAACCATAAGATGGAACACCAGAAGGCAAGTCACTGGCACCAAAAGTAAACGTGAGTGTGCTGCTGCTGTCATCCGTGGTGACCTGTGGGTAGAACCCTCTGAGCACCTTGTAGCCACTGAGGGGGCTGCCTGCTTCCTGATCGAGGTCTATGCCCTTGCGCTCCAAGAAGATGCTCTGGTTGGCGGCGGTGTCTATAGGTGCAGCAATGGCACCAACTGTAGCGCCGTCCATGGCTAGCAGCTTGTCACACGAGGGCAGGTCGTTGGCGACAGTCTTCGAGAAGAAGATGTTATGACGACCGAAGGAGCTCTCTTGGTCATGATAGGAGCCGCCTGTGTTGGCGTAAGTTGTACTTGCTGTTGCGTAGGTCGACACAGTGTTGACGTTGGCTGTAGTGCCTGAGACGACGTTAGGCAGATCGATGAACGACCAAGTGTCTGCCTTGTAGTTGTACACGGCTGCTCGGTTGCAGTGACTGGCGTCCTCTAGGGTGACCATGTCGTCACCTGTGTGGTAGCAGAAGTATACCTCTTCTAGTGCTGCGTTGTGGTGCACAAAGCAGGCCTCTGTCTTCGAGGTGTCTAGGCCTGATGCAAACACATAGTCACGCACACGCTGATCACAGATGGACTGGCGTGTGTTGCCGTCGTGGACGTAGATGTCGTCATTGTCGAACACAAAGTGCTTTCCCTCGACCTCGACAATACAATTCTGGTTGATCACTCCACAGTCATCAAAGAGCTTGCGGAAGTTAAATATAAAGGTGCCGCCGACGAACTCCATGTTGTAGACGCTGTCGCTACTGTAGATGACGAAGTTGGTGCCGAGGGTGGCACCGTCGACAATCGGCGTGTCCATCTGGACGAGGTCGTTAAAGCCTGCACTCTTGGTGGCGTCAGTGGCATCCCAACTGCTCGGCACATTGTTAGCTAAAGCAATGTCACTAAAACGAACACGATTAGGATAGCTGCTGCTACCCTCGGTCATCCCCAAGGCAATCAGGAAGTCACCGTATGACCTTAAAGAGACACAGCGGTGGTTCGACGGCCAATTCGTGAGGTTGGCAAAAGTTGTCCCAGAGGGCCCTAAGAAGACAGGCACACGGTCAGGCCTGTTGAGATACTGAACGTCAGCTAAAGTTGTCGACGTAAAGGGCACCGTAGAGGCTGAGGTCCCAAAGTCGACGTTAGATGTCAACGTGCCGCCGCTGAACGTGTACACATGGTAGACGTCAGTCACGAGGGTGATGCTGTCGTAGCCTGAAGAGCCACCGAAGACGCCTGTGATGTGCGAAGGGTTGCCGTCTAATGATGACGACAAGTCACCGCCTGAGACGTCGCGGAATACCGGGGAGCGCTCGATGTTGCCGTCTTGGGTAAAACGGACGTTCTTGGCGC